AAAGGAGTAAACACAAAATCAAAGTCATGTGTGCATTATAGGCTTAAAAAGTTAATGGAAAAAGGCTATATAACTCTGCGAGAAGGGGAACCAAGAACAATTCGCCCAATTGGGTATAAATTAGTAAAAGAAAGCGAGGAGTAAAGAATGTATACAAAGTTGTTGTCAGTAATTGCCATTATAGAAATAATGTGGGGAACAATATTTTCGGTATTATGTGTACTAAAAATGACATTAAAAGATATTGCAAGATCTAGTTCGTTGGGAGGAATTGGAGATGGGTGGAAAACCAATCTTACACAAAGACACTATGCGCGATGCGGAATTTTGTACATAGTTTTTGGAAGCCTGCTGCAAATATATATGGTGTTTGCTGGAGACATAGCAAGGGTTTCATTTTGGATAGCCACTGCAATTGTGGTTATTATACCTTCTGTATTCGCGGTATGGAGCACAAGAAGATATTTGAATCAACTAAAAAATGATATTAAACATTAAGATACTTTGAGAAGAGAGGAAAAACAACCTCTCTTTTTTCATGCCTTAAATTGGTACAAATCCTCTGAAATACTGTTTTATAATCATGGTATGAGGAAAGGACTAGGCCATGTATAGAGCACAGAGAAATTATGAAAACGTACAGCGGATGCTGTTTGACGGAGTTGGTCGGTATGACATTCCGCAGTTAGAACCTACACAATTTGATAATGCGGATTTTATTGGATTTAACTATGCAAAGAATGCCAAGAACTGTGAGGACAAAGCAGTGCATTTCTTTCTGGATGATTACCAGTTCAACAGGGTGTGGACTGATCCAGATAGATATTTTCCTATGTTGCAGAGGTTTAAGTATGTGTTGACACCGGATTTCAGTCTGTATACGGATTTCCCAAAGCCGTTGCAGATTTACAATCATTACCGAAAGCATTGGCTCGGTGCATACTGGCAGATGCATGGTATTAACGTTATTCCAACAATTTGTTGGAGCGATCGGGATTCGTTCGAGTGGTGCTTTGATGGAGAACCTACACAAAGCGTTGTGGCGGTTTCTTCTGTTGGAACACAGAACAGCAAGGAGAAGAAGCAGCGGTTTCTGGATGGCTATTTCGATATGGTGGATAGGTTGGAACCTACCCAGATTATTTTTTATGGCAGAGTACCGGATGAGTGTAATGGAAATATCGTACATATCAAGCAGTTTAGTGAGAAGTGGCATGAAGCGGAGGTGGCGCAGTGGTAGTGAATTTACAGTTTTTCGGTGGTCGCGGCGCAAGTTTCGGTAAAACCAAATCAGCTATGGATTCTTTCAGAAAAGCTGGTGTAAGAATATTAGAGGACGAATTAAAAGGTATGAATGCTGTTTTAGTAGAAAAAACGTTGTCTGGTGTAAGAGATACCCTAAATGAATTTGGATTGCCATTATCGGTTTTATCGGCTGTTGGAGAAACACTTGGTAATAAAGGAATAGCCAGCATGAACGGATTTGGTCAGCTTGGACTTGCCAGGAAATCTTATGCATCAAAAGCGAACGACTTCCCCAAAGATGATTTTACGGCAGACTCATCGGCATACGGCGCAGGAACTCATGAAGCAGGACACCTTATAACGAATTATATAATGAGAAAGCACAATAGTACTCTTTCAAATTTGGAACAAGCAAAACTTCGCATTTCCGGAAAATGGGATAGAGATATTTTAAAAAAGGCAAAGAAATTAAATGGAGGAAAAATATCTGCAATATCAAAATATGGCAGTAATTCCAAAGGTAAAGCGGCAAGTGAGGTTGTCGCAGAGGGGGTATCAGAATATATGAAGAAAGGAAAATCTGCAAGCGCATCCAGTAAGGCGATAGTAAAGGCTTTAAAGTCTTATTTGTAGATTTTGGCAAGGTAAAGGTTGGTGGGTGGCAGAGGCAGCTATAGCGGTTTAGATACAATAAAGCAAATAACGGTAAACATGGATGGAAATAATGTTACATACCGCAGTGAAAAGGGAAAGACATGGAGAATTGGAAATGGAAACAGTGTGGAAGACACAGTTCCAATGACACTAAAGGAAATTGAGAATAGAGCCAAGAAAGCCGGGCATTCTGTGAAAATTTACACCAACAAAGAATATGCACAATATGAAAAGGAATACCGGAAAGAAAGAGAGAAAACAAGTAAGCAGCTGGACGAACTTTGGTATAAAGCTGGTCCAAGACCGAGAAAAGACATGAAAGGGCATTGATTCCAGTAAAAGAAAGGAGATGATCGTGTGGCAAACTTAAGAGGAAAAATGAAGAAATTGCAGACGGCAATTATAAAACGTGGAATGGTTGTTAAAATTAACCAGAGCCAATTTTACTCCACAGAGCAGAACCGCATGATTACTTCCTATCGCATTATCACACCGGTAGAGTGTTACAATCCGGGAAAGAAGGAATGGAAAACCAAAGACTACGAGATATTAAAAACCTGCTCTATGGTAGACCTGATCTATTGCCTACTGGATATATATAAGGCGGTGAGCAGATGAAGAAAGAACTCACACCGAAACAGAAAGCATTTGCGGACGAATATGTGAAGAATGGCGGTAATGCAACACAGGCGGCGCTTAGTGCTGGGTATTCTGCAAAGACTGCAAAAAACGCCCAGAAAAACATCATGGAAAATCGTGGGGTGTCGCAGTATATAGCGTCTCTGACCGAACGAATCGAAAAGGAGCAGCACCGTGACATTATGAGCCTTGCTGACATCCAGGAGCGCAGAAGCAAGATCGCCAAAGGTGAGGTTGTGGACGGGCTGGGGTTCGCTCCGGACTTTTCCGACCAGCTTAAGGCTATGGACGGTTTGGAAAAGGCTCTGACCATAGCGGAAAAACAGAAGATCGAGCGAGAGGAAAAGGAGAAGCGTGAGAAAGCGCCCCTTTGGACTGTGCCGATTACAGATATTACTTCTGACTTCGTAGAGATATATAGGATAGTGCATGAGGCATTTGCCGGCGAGATAGATGTGCATGAGATCGTGTCTAAGGGTGGTCGTGGTTCTATCAAGTCGAACTTCTGGGGAGATTTGGCGTATGAAACCATCCGGCAGGATCCACAGGCACATATAGTATACACCAGACGATACAAGGTTGATCTGCGTGGATCTGTGTATAACCAGTTTATGAAAACCGTGATCCGGTACAATGATCTGGATAACTGGGATTTTAAGCAATCACCTATGTGCGCGGTATATAAACCAACCGGACAGATGGTAATGTTCGTGGGAGCGGATAAGCCTATTTCCCTTAAATCGTTTAATGTGCCATTCGGATATGTAAAGATGCTGATCCACGAAGAGTGCGACGAAATGGCAGGTGTGGAGCAGATGGATAACATTGAGGATACATTCCTTAGATCTGATACGCCCGCACTTGATATAAAGATATTCAACCCGCCAAAAAGCAAGAACAACTTTATGAACCAGTATGTGGAAGAGTGCCGGAACAAACCACAGACAAGAATATGCCATAGTTATTACTATAATGTGCCGGTGAAGTGGCTCGGTAAGCGATTCTTCGAACGTGCTGAGTGGTTCAAGGCACATAAGCCATTGTACTATCGGAACAACTACCTGGGCGAAGTGACCGGAACTGGCGGTGGTATCTTCGATAATGTGGAAGAACGCACTATCACGGACGCAGAGATCGAGAATATGCCGTTTCTCTATTATGGCTTGGACTTCGGTTTCGAACATCCGCAGGCATTTGAGATTGCGTATTATGATGAGGATGCAGATACGTTGTATTGCGTGGCAGAGGTATTTGCCAAGCGGTGCAAGAATAGTACATTTGCGCGGAAGATTAAGAAGTACATTGAAGAGGAGATTATCTGTGATTCTGCTCGCCCTGATGCTATCGCAGAGATGCAGGATTGGGGATTTAATGCGATCGGTGCCAAAAAGCGTTGGGGATCGGGCAAGGGAAGAGATTACTGTTGGGAATGGTTGCAGCAGACCGCCAAGATCGTGGTTGATCCGGAACGATGCCCGCACCTTACGCATGAGTTGACAACATTGGAGCATGAGCAGTTGGCAGATGGCAGCTTTTCGGACGCTTACCCAAAGATTGACGAGGACTGTGTGATGGCGCTGATCTATGGATTAAACCGCGTGATTATGGAAAGCCGCCGCAACAATGGGCTTTATGATGATGAGATAGACGAGGAGGAAGAGGATGATGAAGAATACGAAGAGTAAGCATTATGTTCTTGTAGACAAGGAATCAAGAGAAGTGATTGCATGTATTTCTGATAATGGCAAAGATGATATTTTGCGGAAGGATGTTGACCTGAAAGTATACGAAGGAACAGAGCCGGTATTTACTGAGACAGATCACGGAATATTGCTGAAAGATAACGCATTTACTATGAGATTGTAGGGTGGTGACATATGAACATATTCACACGAGTAAAGGAGTTTATCATGAATTTATTCAAAACAAGTGCAGAGAAAGAATTTAATGTTGATATTATATCCTCTGATTTGATGGAAATGGCACAGATCGAGTGGCAGAACATCATCAAGGGCAGACCGTATTGGATGAGCAAGAATGTGCGCACGATCAACTTTGCAAAGTTCTTATGCTATTACACCAGCAAGAAGACATGCCTGGATCTCAATGTGACAATCAGTGGCAGCGACAGGGCAGATTATATCGATCAGTGCATTAAGGCTATGATTCAGAAGTCCATTCGTGATAAGGTAGAGGATGCGTGCGGTGCTGGTGGTATTATCTTAAAGCCTAATGGCACATACAATCCGGCCGGAGCAATCGACTATGTAATGCCCGGCAGTTTTGCAGTAACGGAAAAGAACAGCAATGGGGATATTCTGGGAGTTATCTTTATTGACCGACAGATCAAGGGTGATGATTACTATACCAGATTGGAGTATCAGCATTTCACCTCTTCGATTGGCGAGGACGGGGAGAACACAGGACGTACATATACGATTGAAAATAAGGCTTTTAAGTCCAGAGGTAGTGACAGCCTGGGGCGCAGCATTGCACTGACTGATGTACCAGAGTGGAAAGACATTCCGGAATCAATCACAATTTCCAATGTAGAAAAGCCACTGTTCGGGTATTTCAAGATGCCGTATAACAATACGATTGATTATGCATCCCCGGAGGGAGTGGCAGTATTTGCGAACTGCATCGAGGAATTGCGCAATTTGGATGTGGCATGGAGCCGGAAAGATGATGAGGTTGACGATTCACAGCACATCACATTTATTGACGAAAATGCGTTGATGAAACGAGACAAGAACACCGGAGATAAAGAAAGAGTAAAACTTCCGCGCTTTGTAAAAGGATTGAAACGTGGAGTTGACGCGCAGAACACTATTGATGAGCATGTGCCGACACTACTCACGGATCAGAGAGTTGCTGATATCAATTCTATTCTTTCTATGATCTCCACAAAGGCAGGCTTCTCACAGGGACAGTTTGTACTTGATCGTAAGACCGGCATTGCCACAGCAACCGAGATTGAGAGCGACGATAGCGAGACGGTAGAGACAATTACAGATATCCGGATTGCACTCAAGGCGGCAATCAAGGATCTTGTGTATGCGTTGGATAAGTATTGTGACGTGTTCTTTGATATGCCGAGCGGTTACGTCAATGCATTAGATGAAGATGTGGCGGATGAAGATATATTTTATTTCAAGGATCTGCTTGCATCGTTTGAGCAGGACCGCACCAGAGCCTACCAGCTAATGATGAATGGTGTATACAGCAAGCGCAAGTATCTAAAAGAATATGAGGGATTCAATGACAAGGAAGTTGATGAAATGTTTGCCGAGCGTGACGAAGAGAACGCCAGCCAGAACAAAGATGGATTATTTGGAGAGGAATAGACATGCAGTATAACCAAACTGTGGGATGCGCAGATATCCACATAGATACCAAAAGAATAGACAATAATATACGGAATGCGCAGAAGTTGTTGAATATGCAGGTGGTTGCAGACTGTGATGAATACATACCAATGGCACAGGGAGCCTTGCGCGGATCTGCAAACTATCCGGATGGCATATATGGCGGACAGGTGGCATGGAATACCCCGTATGCACATTACCAGTATATGGGGGAGCTGTACCTCACGGAAGACGGCCGATCTTTTGCGAATAAGGGAGAACGGAAGTACCCTACAGGGATGCCACTTGTACAACATACTCCTGGAACTACAGACCATTGGTTCGAGCGGGCGAAGGAAACACACGGAAAACAATGGCTTGAACTGGTAAAACGAGAGGCAGGAAAAGGATAGATGCTTACACCAGATTATTTTTATGGTAAGTCGGACAAGTTAATAGAGATGTACCAGGAGTTGGAAGATTGGATACTACAGGACATTGCCATGCGTCTGGTGGAATCCGAGAGCCTATCCGGAACCGCAGACCGCGAACTGTGGAAACTGCAGCAGATGGGATTGCACCGGCAGGAGATTGTAAAACGTATTTCGGAGTTGACAGGCAAGAGCCGGAATGAAGTGCGCCGGTTGTTGCGAGAGAGTGTGCTCACTTCATTTTCGGACGATAAGAGTGTACTTGAAGGGCTGGCAGATGTACAACCGCCGTTGCAGAATAACATGGTGATTGCTGCAATGAATGCTGAACTGATGAAGACATTCGGAGAGTTGAGCAATCTTACAAACACAACCATAGACCAATCGCAACGGGATCTGCTGAACCTTCTGAACGAAGTAGATTTTCGTGTGGCGAGTGGGTTACAGTCCTACAGTAGTGCTATATGCGAGGTATTGGATCGGTATGCAGAAAACGGTATGCGTGTGGATTATCCAACCGGTTCCAGGAGATCGTTGGAAGCAGCTGTTCGCTGTTGCATAGTGACTTCGATGAATCAGACAGCCGCACAGGTTACGAATAAGTATATTGTGGAAGCTGGGGCAGAATATGTTCTGGTGTCTGCACATATGGGCGCCCGGCATGACAAGAACAACCCTACAGGCTTACAATCGCATGATTGGTGGCAAGGGAAAGTATACAAGATTCGCGGTTCTGATCCGGATGCACCGAATCTCCTTGAAGCAACCGGGTATGATATAGACCCACAGACCGGAGAGGGGCATGTGGTTAATCCTCTAGGGTTACATGGGTATAATTGCCGGCACTCACATAAGCCGTGGGATAAGTCTTTACGCAATCCATACGTGGATGCAGACGGGAAACCGAAAATTGATGTGCATGAGAGCCAGCAGTTATATGATCTGCAGCAACAGCAAAGAGTGATGGAACGTGCTATTCGAAAAACAAAACGGAAGTTACTTGTGAAAGAACAGGAGTTGAAAGCATATACTGATGATGAGAACATCCGCGGAGATTATGATAAGCTGGCATACAAGCTCCGGATGCAAAACAGAAAATACGGTGTATTCTGCGCAGAGAATGACTTACAGCGGCAGAGTGATCGCGTAAAGGTTGCCGGATTTAAAAAGCCACAGGCAGCCAAGGCAAACGGCAGAGCCACGGCATACGCAAACACACTTAAAATGGTACAAATATCTGGAGGAAATGTAGTAATATAATATTGCAAATGTTTTCTGACCATTTGTGAACCTCCTTTTTATTCATAATCGTGGAAAGTGCCTTGAAATATAGGCACTTTTTCAATTTCTAAAATTGGTACAAATCTTTTAAAATCCCATGTTACAATAATATAGTAGAGAAACGGAGGTGGGGCATGGATAAAATACAGGCGCTAATTACAGAAAAAACAGAGCAGATGGCAAAGGCTATCAAGAGCGGTGCATCTGTGGAAATCCACGCTTCCAAAGACGGAATTAAGGTGTATGAAATAAGAAAGAAGGTACTCAAATGACAAAAAACAAGAAGTTCATTTCTATTGCTGTATCGTTATCTCTTGCCGCAAGTATGCTGTTTGTGGGATGTAGCGAAGCTGATAAGGCAAATTACAATATTTCCAAGCAGGCGGATTATTTCGAGTCCGAGAGAAAACTTACTGTTTACAATGCCAGAACTGATACAATCATTCTTGAAACAGAAGGTTATATGTCTATATCCAATAATGATAATGGAGAGTTGGTATGTACCGTAAAGACCGGGAAAAACACATACAAGAAGAACTATGTGTATTTGAATGAAAATACAATGTATGTTGTGGAAGATATTACTGGAACACATACGGATCCATACCACTACAAAATGTATTTCCATACCGAACAGCCTGTCAGTGTGGAAACAAAACCATAATCTTATATATGGCGCATAGAAATGGCTATGCGTAACGACCAAGCGGGGTCAGTTCCTTAGAGAGATCTAGGGTGCTGGCCCCGTGTTTTTTATTTCCGGCATTTGTTTGGTAAACCGCAGCTAATCAATCGGGAGCACTGCCGGGGGTTCGATTCCCTCAATGCCGACTGCCAGCTATGGATCAAATAGCAACTCATTCGTGCCGGGCTGACCGGATTAAAAACTTTTAAGAAAGAGAGGAACTTGTAAATGAATATTATCGACAAACTGAAATCTCTTGGTGTTGAGATCACACCAGAAATCGAGAAAGCGTTTCCAGGGGAATTCGTATCGGATCTGGAAGTCCAGAAGAAAAACGATAAGATTGCAACCTTGGAAAATGACAAAAAAGAACTTGAAACGAAGCAGGAGAATCTTGAAAAGGAACTGCAGACCCTTAAAGATGCCGCCCCGGATGCTGATGCACTCAATCAGAAGATTGCTGACCTGACTGCAACACTTGAGAACGAGCGTAAGGAGCGTAAGGAGAAAGACGAGATCACAAGGCTTGACGGACTTGTGACAGATTTTTTCGCAGACAAGCACTTTGTCAACGCTATTACGGCGGATGCCATCAAGAAGCAGCTCGTTGAGACACTTAATTCTGATGAGGCACGTGGTAAGAGCATTTCGGATCTTTTTGATGCTATCGTCAAGGATGAGAAGGGCAATTACAAGCCGGATATCCTCATTGACGACAAAACATTCCAGGCGCAGCAGAAGCGTAGCCAGATTGTCGGGAATAACATCAACCAGCCAGACGGAGCAAAACTGTCTATGGCTGAACTTATGAAAATGAAAAATCAGAACCCGGATATGGATATCACACCATATCTGAGACGAGGAAAGGAGAAATAATAAATGGCATTATTTGACTTAGTAAATTTTAATGGCGAAGTATTCGACGCTGCAGTGCGCGAGACACCGAACCTTCGTCTGAATGAATTGCTTCATTGTGGCGCTATTGTGGAGCGCGGGGAGTATGCTTCTATGCTGCCGGATCAGAAGGGCGGTAACTTTATCACAACTCTGATTAAGGCGCGTTTATCTGGCAAGACCGTAAATTATGACGGCAAGACAGACATTACAGCAGAAGAGCGCGGAAACTATTCTATGGGGCGTATCGTTGTTGGACGTGCGCAGGGATGGACGGAAAAGGACTTTGTTTCCGACATTTCCGGTGACGATTATTCTGCAGCAGCGGGAGAGGTTGCAGAATTCTGGGATGATGTAGACCAGGATACGCTTCTTAGCATCCTTAAAGGAGTGTTCTCTATGGCTGCCGGAGAGGGAAAGAACTTTGTAACAAAGCACACCTACGACATTTCCGAAAATGAGGACGGTACTTTTGGTGCCACAACACTCAACACCGGTATGCAGGCAGCGCTTGGTGATAAGAAAGCAAACTTTGCGCTTGTTGTTATGCATTCCCGCACCGCCACTATTTTGGAGAACCTTAATCTCTTAGAGTATATGAAGTACACAGACGGAAACGGAATCGAAAGAAACCTTCCGCTGGCAACCTTAAACGGCAGAATCGTGCTTGTAGACGATACTATGCCGACAGAGGAAGTCAAAGAATCTTCTCCGGGCAAAGGAGACGGATATACAAAATATACTACCTATGTTCTTGGAAACGGGGCAATTGAGTTTACAAACTGTGGTGTAAAGGTTCCGTCCGAGATGGATCGTGATCCGGCAAAAAACGGTGGAGAAACAACTCTGTATACAAGACAGAGAAAAGTATTCGCCCCATACGGCATTTCTTGGAAGAATACAAGCATCGTATCTCCGACAGTTGATGAACTGGAAACAGGAACAAATTGGGAGATTGCGCACAACAATTCTTCTGATAAGAATGCTACTTATCCTATCAAGGCGATCAATATTATGCGAATCATTACCAGAGGGTAACAGAAAGGGGATTTCTGATGGGATATACCACATTTGATTTCTATGAAGAAAAATACTATGGGGATTCTATCGAGGAATCCCTTTTCCCCAAGTGGGAAGACCGAGCCACCGATAAGCTAAATCAGCTGACCTACGGGCGTATTGATGCTGCTGCAAAGGAAGAGTTTGACGAGAAAATACAGAAAGCCACCTGTGCACTGACAGATCTGCTCTATAAGATCGACTACAAGACGGCTCATGCGAATGATCCACAGGAGGGCAATGTAAAGTCCATGTCCAGCGGCGGTCAGTCGATCAGCTTTGGGAGCAACGAAACACTTGTTGATAAGGTGCTGAATGATAAGACGGCACAGAACCGCCTTTGCTATGACACGGTATGCGAATACCTGTCCGGTACCGGATTACTTTATGCGGGGGTGGAGTGATGTTTTTAAAGAGATTATTTTGCAAGCACAGAATGATGCCGTATGCGTACATAGATGTTTGCACCCACGGAAACCATTACATCCGGAAACATATCTGGAAGTGCACGAAATGCGATAAGGAGTGTGGACACTGATGGGGCTTAGATTGTTTTACAACGACACGGTGACGCTGTTTAACTACTTCTGTGATCCGGATACCGAGGAAGAGAAGTATTATCCGACTTTGTTGGAACGAGTGAACCTTGTGGAAACCAAGGGTGCGAATGTAACCAAGAGCGGTATGGATAGCGCAGATGCAGTAAAGCTATTTGTTGATTTTTCCCACCTGGGAAAAATGGGAAAACCATACATGGAACCAAAAGCGTGGGATGCTCTTCCGGACGACGAGAAGTCGAACTATATCACGTTCCACCCGACAGATGATTTTTTTATCAAAGGCGATCATACCGACTTGGAGATTCCAGAATCAGAAGCCTATGGATGGGCACATGACAATCTGGATTCTGTATACAAAGTAACGACGGTAGACCGGTATGAGGACATCATGCCACATTTTGAGGTTGGAGGTGTGTGATGGAAGAGACAGAGAAACTTACCATAAAAGACGCGGAAAGCGCACAAAATGCAGTGCTGGATTTGATTTTGAAGTATCCGGATTTTCCGAAGAACTTTAAAGCCAGCAACAGAAATGTGAAGTGGAACGGCATTAATGCGGATACTTCCATCGGGATTTTCCCATTATCTGGTGCGAGATACATAAAGAAATATGTGAGTGGCAGCTATACAGCACAGATGCCATTCCAAATTGTATACCGCAGTTCTCCAACAAACAACAAATCATCCATAGATGCACAGATGGTTCTGGAGAATTTGAGCAAATGGCTGGAAGATACCGACATTGAATTTGCTGATCCGCACATGACATTACAGGAAATCGCACGTACATCTGTAGTCCTGCCAATTATGCAGGATGAAAAACAGATGGGTTACGGCGTAAATATGCAACTTATATATTTTTACAAAAAATAACAGGAGGAAATACACATGGCATTAGATCGTACCAACATGGTGTCCTTATTAGACATCGGAACACTTACAGGCTCTACAGAGAAAATTGCGGAGATGGGCGATGGATTCACAGAGATCACAGAAGATCTGGGACCTAACACAGAATCCAAACAGTATGTAAATATGAAAAATGCATCTAATACGGTAAAGGGATATGCGCTCTCCATGACGCCATCCCGTGAATATCTGTCTGATGAGATGCAGAAATGTATTGACACGCTTTTTAAAACTCTGCCTACTGGCGAGAAGTGCAATACAAACTATTATCGTTTCTTCAAGACGGATATTACAGGCGGAACAGGTGATTGTATGCGGTTCCCTGTGACGGTGTGCCCGTCCAGTACCGGTGGCGCCGGAGGGGATGCACATACAACTTCGATCCAGATCAACGGAAATGGAGATCCGGAGCTTGGAACAATCACAATCGGTGCTGGCGGCACCTTTACCTGGAAGAAAAAGGAAGATGCTGCGAGTGCAGGATCAAAGGAATAGGTGTTAATCAACAATTAGCATATCCGGGACGCGTACCTCTCTTTCGCGCCCCGGATTAAGAGAGGATGGTAATTATGGCAGATATTAAAAATATTTCTTTTGATAATGGAATTAAGAAAATCGAAGTGAATGACGTGGACGGGAACCATATCACAACACTTTTAATCAATACGGCGGATGCTGCCACGGTAAAGAGATTTGTGGAGCTGGCCAATAATCTGGAAGATGTAGTCAATTCCGGCGAGGATAAGATTGCAGTCTACAAAGAAAAGTACAAGGAATACGAACATAAAGAGTTTGATGATCTTCCGGACGATGTGAAAACGAATATTATCGTGGATGCATCGGACATGCACATTGGTATTCTGGAAGGAATGATTCGGGAAATTGATGCACTGTTCGGAAAAGATACCATTAAAAATGTTTTCCATGAGTGCTATGAATTGAATGAGAATTTCGTGCCGGATGAAGATGCTCTGGTAGATTTCGTGAACACTGTAATGCCGGTGATGAACGAATTATTTAAGACGAGAACAGAAGCAATCCACAGGAAGTATTCTCCGAACCGTAAAGCACGGAGAAACAGACACAACAAGAGCAAAAACCAGTTAATTCAGGAACATAAGGACGCAAAAAAGAATGAATAATGTTTTTCTCGATGATCTGCCGGAAGAGTGGCACGGGTACAAAGTGAATACAGATTTTACGATTGGCATCCAGATGCTGCAGGCGAAATATGATCGCGCACTGACGGATTATGAGAAAAGCGATATGTTCGTGTGGCTCATGTTTGCAGATGCGGATGAGAACGGGGAAGAGTATCTTCGGGATCATCCGCAAGGGAAGGATCTTGGCGAATGTGTAGAGTGGTTCCTCTCCGGTTGGTTCCATGACAACCCGGACCCGGACGGGGACAAGGCACGAGTGGTTGACTACGATGTTGACCAATGGCGCATTTATGCTGACTTCCGGCAGATCTACGGTATAGATCTTGCCACCACGGATATGCACTGGTGGATGTTCTGCGGTCTGCTTTGGAATATGCCGTACAAGCTATCCAGTTTTTTACAGGTGGTATCGAAGCGGCAGGAGAAGCCCGACAACAATACATCGGCAGAATATCGCAAGTCATTGCGCAAGGCACAGAAGATCTATGCTTTGGAGCAGCCGGAAGAGAAGCGAGAGTACACAGCAGAAGAAAAAGCCAAAATTGACGATTATGATCGCATGATGGCAGAAATTCGCGGCAGAAAGTAGGTGAGCGGATGGCAGATTATGATGGCAGCATAAGAATAAACACACAAATTGATACGAAAAACGCATCCAGCCAGATGCTACGTTTGGAGAACCAAATTTCTAAGGCTGCCAAGAAAGCGGCAGATCTTACCGAAAAGATGCGGCAGATGGAGAATCAGAAAGCACCTACAGAGGAATTTAAAGCTGTGCAGGAGCAAATTGACGATGCACAAAAAAAACTTGATTCCCTAAATGCGAAAATGGAAAAATTTGTGCAGACTGGTGGGAAAACAGATAGTCGTACTTTTAAGGGAATGAGGTATGATGCAGATCAGCTGATTAAGACAATTGAATATGCCAAAGGTGAAATGGCAGATATGCAATCCAGCGGTGGGGCATACATGAACGTTGGAGATGTGCAAGAGACTGATGCATATAAAAAAATGGCATCTGATTTATCGGATGCAAATGCAAAAGTTTCGGAATTGTCGCGAAAACAAGAAGAACTTGCTTCCAAAGAATCTAAAGTCGGCGCACAAGCGGATAAAAGCAAAGGGGAAACATCTGGCTGGTTAGATTCTTTCAAATCCAAGGCAAGAGCTACAGGCGAGAAGGTTTCCGGGCTGGCATCCCGTTTGAAATCCGCAGGAGCATCACTTAAAAATTTTGTAACACATGGCAAAAGTGGAAGTGGAATGCTTGGGACGTTTGCATCCAGATTAAAAGGCATCGCACTTTCCATGTTTGTGTTTAACTGGATCACCAAGGCTTGGAATGCAATGCTTTCTGCTATAAAAGACGGAACAGGAAATATTGCAAAATATTCGGGAGATGTAAATGCCAAAATGTCACAGCTCACAAGTGCTGTGGCAACTCTTAAAAATGCATTTGCTGCATTGGCAGCTCCGATTATTAGTGCTGTTGCTCCAGCGCTTACTTCGTTGATAAATATGCTCACAGGGGCATTGAACAAGATAAACCAGTTTATATCTGCACTTACTGGCGGGAAAACGTGGATAAAGGCAACGAAACAAGTAAAGAATTATGCCGGCGGACTAAAATCTGCATCTTCTGGTGCGGAAAAAGCGGCGAAATCTGCCAAAAAGTTAAAGGGACAATTACAATCTTTTAACGAATTAAATGTGATTAGTTCGAACGATTCTGGCGGATCTGGTGGTGGATCTGGCGGAGGTGGGGGTGGCGGAGTTGGAGATATGTTCACGACAGAGAACATTGATCCGAAAATTGCCAGCCTTGCAAAGAAGATAAAAGAAATTCTTAAAACCGATGACTGGTCTGAAATCGGAGAAATGCTTGGGAAAAAGCTGAATGATGCGCTGGTCGGAATTCCCTGGAACGGAATAAAAAAGCAGGCACGCCATATAGCAAGTGGCATTGCAACCCTATTAAATGGATTTCTTGATGGAACAAACTGGGAACTTGTTGGAAGCACTATTGCAGAAGGACTCAATACAGCTATTGCGTTTGCACAGACGTTTGTACATAAATTCGATTTTAAACAGTTTGGTAAATCTATAGGGGAAACATTTACAGGAATTTTCCGGACGTTCGATTGGAGCGGTTTAGGAGATACTCTTGGAACTGCAGTTACTGGTCTATTCGATACGCTTAATGGGATTTTTTATAATACCGATTGGAAAGCACTTGGAAAAGGAATTATTGATGGAATTGGAGCTTTTTTCAAGGCAATAAAGTGGAAGAGTATTGGAAAATCTATAAGCGGAGCACTGCATTCCCTCTTAACTTTTTTGACCGGTGCGGTAAAGGAAATAGATTGGAAAAAAACCATTGAATACATTGGAACATCAATCGTAGATTTCTTTAAAGGATTTGACTGGAAGGGGCTTGCTGGAGATATTGGAGAGTTCCTTGGAACAGCGCTTAAATCTGTGGTAAACCTTGCAAAAGCTATTGGAGAATTGATTGCGGATGGATTTAGTAATGCAAAAGAATATTTCCAAGACAAGATAGAGGAATGTGGCGGCAATATACCAAAAGGAATTTTAAAGGGAATAACAGATGCTCTTAAAAATATTGGAACATGGATTAAGAAAAATATATTTGATCCATTTGTGAAAGGATTTAAAGATGCGTTTGGTATCCATTCTCCGGCAAAAAAGATGAAGCCTATTGGAAAGAATATATTTCTTGGTGTAATTGATGGTTGGAAAGAAAAGATAAAATCATTTAGCTTTTCAAAGTTGGCAAAAGAAGCCATTAAGTTAATTCAAAATGGATTTAATGGTGCAAAATCTGTAGTAAATGTTGCGATTTCTTTGATAAAAAAAGGCTGGACTACATTAAAAAAATTTGTCGGAGAAATAGGGGCGAAAGCTTTTTCTCTTGCAAAAAAAGGCTGGACTACAGTATCAAAATTTGTTGGAGAGATCGGCAAAAAAACATTTTCTCTTGCAAAAAAAGGCTGGACTACAGTATCAAAATTTGTTGGAGAAATTGGTAAAAAAGGCTTTGGACTGAAAAAAGATGGCTGGACTACATTAAACAAATATGTAGGGAAGCTGGATAAAGTTGCCGTAAAATTATACAAGAGCGGCTGGAAATCCATAAACAGCTTTGTGGGAACCACGGTAAAAGTTGGCATACAGTTAATAAAAGACGGATGGAGAAGCTTTAAGAACTGGCTTGGAATTGGAAATGATAATTCTTCATCGAAGAAAAAAACAGCCAAGAAAGCCGGTGGCGGCATCTATACCGGCGGAATGTGGCATAACATAGCACATTATGCAGTAGGAACCGAGAACGCACCGGCCGGACAGCTTTTTATCGCGCGTGAAGCTGGGCCGGAGCTGGTTGGAACAATTGCAGGACATACGTCCGTTATGAACAATGACCAGATTGTGGCATCTGTATCGGATGGAGTTGCGCGTGCGGTACGATCTGTAATGGCATCCGGAAATCAAAAAGTAAATGTTCTGTTTAAAGTGGAAGGAGATCCGAATGGAATCTTCCGTGTGACGCAGCAAAAAGCCAATGAATACTACCGGGCAACCGGAAACCCAGCATTTTTATTTTAGGAGGTGGATTGAATGGGATACGGCGGTTATTTAATTAAAGTCGGAAATTACACAGTTCCATTCGACTGTATACTGGCCAGCACATTTCAGTCCCCTCTCCTGGGGCAGGACAAGGATTCATACAATGATGATAACGGAGAACTACACAGGACAGCATTAAAGAACCAGGTCCTTAAGGCAGAGTGGCAGACTCCGGCCATGAACGAAAAGAAGTTTAATGCATTTATGAGTAACATAAATAAACAATATGTGGAGCAACGGCGCGAAAAGAAATGTCTTGTGACGGCATGGTGTCCGGAAATTATGAAGTATGTGACTATGTATTGCTATGTTCCGGATATTACTCCGATAGTAGCATATGCAGATGAAAAAACGATTGAATATGACGGCTGGCGAATAGCTTTTATCGGATATGGCGGTGCGATTTTATGATAAGTGGTAAAAACAAGGAGCTTTATTATGCAAGCTCAATTGATAAGCAACTTAATATAGAAGTAATCGGAACAAAGCATGTGATTGACAACTCCACTAGGGAGCAGGACACATTCACATTGACCGAAACTCTGAATGACGGCACGGAACTGAATTTCGGTTCTTGCTTGCCGAACCAGATTTCTTTTACCGGACGTGAGGTACCAATTGCCACAAAAGGCATGAAGCTACGTGTGACGGAAACTCTGGAAGGGAATGAGAATGATCCGTTTGTGTATGGCACATATACGGTACAGTCTGATACCCCGACCGCTGATCGTACCAAGCGGCAGATCGTTGCCTATGATGCCATGTATGACATAATCAATGCTGATGTAAAAAGCTGGTATGACGGTTTATCTTTCCCAATGACCTTGAAAGCATTTCGTGACAGTTTTTTCAGACATCTCGGCATCGAACAGAAAAAGACAAGCCTTGTAAATGATGAAATGACAGTAAATAAGACATTGATCACTACACAGGCAGAGGAATCCAGCGTGACTGCAGAAGCTACGATAAGCGGCAAGACAATCATCGAAGCGATTTGTGAGATCAACGGGGCATTTGGAAATATCGGGAGAGGCGGTAGATTTGAGTATGTGATTTTAAAGGCGATTAAATCTGCACTGTATCCGGCAGAAGATCTGTACCCACGGGAAGATCTCTTTCCATCGGATGCAAACACCGAAAGTATGACTGGGCATTATATCACATTTGACTATGAAGCGTTCCAAAGCCAAGCAATAACACAGTTGGAGATCCGGGCAGATGATTCTACTGCCGGGGCTATTGTGGGAACATCTGGAAACAATTATGTTATTTCCGGCAACTTCCTTATAAGTGACAAGACTGGGGCTGAAATGAAGCAGATTGCGAATAATCTGTTGCCAGTAATTGCACAGGCAGAATACACACCGATTAAAAGTTGTACATGCGTTGGTAATCCGTGCCTAGAGTTGGGAGATCCGATTCGTTTCAACACTTCCAGGGAGATTGTAGAAACATACATCTTACAGCGCACCCTTACAGGAGTGCAAAGCAAACGCGATTCCATTGTTTCAGCAGGAACAGAAACCCACGCCATGAAAAATCCAACTACACGGGAGACGGTGGAAGCATTAAAAAGACGTACCCATATCTTGGAGGAAAATGCAGACCATCTTCAATCCACGTATGAGGATTTAGAGGAACAAACAAGCTCTAAATTTGAGCAGACCGCAAAAAGCATTTCCGCAGAAGTAGATCGCGCACAAAAAGCGGAGGGACAATTAGACGCATCATTGGAATTGAAGTTAGGCAGAGATGAGAACGACCAAGTTGTTTCCATGATCAATGCTAGTGCTGATCAGATTATGCTTCGTGGAAACAGGCTCATAGTCGATAGTAATAATTTCCAGCTTGATGGGAATGGAAAAGTGTCAATCATTGATTCGTTGAATTTTATTACAACGTCTCTTGGCGATGACATTGTAATTATTGGACTCGATGCAAGAGGAAGGCCAATGCTGCAAAACATACGCATTGACCTGGAATCCGTAACGGATCAAGATGGAGTAGCCATAGGGGATCATGCAAGCACTGCGGATCATGCTACGACAGCAGACTCTGCAACAACCGCGGAAAGTGCAAAACAGTGTATAAAAGCATCGACCGCATATTATTTGCAAGGCATTACAGCTAATGAGCATGTGCAAATTTCTGGCAATGGAAATCTTATTCCAAGTTCTAGTTCTGTGTATTGTGGAACTACGGTTAATCCATTTGCCGGAGGGCATTCTTCCGGTGGTTGGAAAACAACGTCTGACCGTAGAAAGAAAAAAGATTTTCGGAAACTGTTAGAGGATGATCGGTTTGAGAGATTTTTTGAGTTGCTACAACCGATGGAATATAGGCTCATAGAAAATGAAGAAAAAATGCACATTGGATTTGTTGCACAGGATGTTGAACAGGCAATGAAATGTTGTGACATATCTGAAAATGAGTTTTACGGACTAGAACATGCAGAGTTTTCCGAGAAAGATTTTGAATCTAATGAAGAATGGAAAAAATTCTTAAAGCAAAATGGCGACGCGAATGATATGTATACATTGTGCTACCAAGAATTTATTGCTTTAAATACTGCCATGATACAGAAACTGCAGAACAGGTGTAACGATTTTGAACGCAGACTATCCGTGTTAGAAAGGAGTGTGAGCCATGCAGAAAATATATAGTCGTATCAAATGGGAGAATCTTCCCAGCGAAAAAACAGCGGTAAATGAATCTAATCTTAACAAGATGGACTTGGCAGTTGACAATCTGGATGATCGTGTGGTTGCTATGGATGCGTCTAAGGTTGATTTGGCAAAGGCAAATGAGCTTGTGAAAGAAATTCTGTGGGATGAATCAAACGGAACATTGACCATAGTAAAGATGAACGGTTCACAGGCTATGATTGATACCAAGCTGGAAAAACTGGCGGTAAACTTTGCTTATGATTCGCAGAAACAGCAGCTGATTATCACGTTGGATGATGGCACAACGCAGAATGTGGACTTATCATCTCTGATTACAGAGTATGAATTTCTCGATTCTGATACAATCGCATTTGCAATCGGCAGTGACGGTAAGGTGTCCGCAATCGTGAAAGAGGGAAGTATCCAAGAAAAGCATCTGCGCCCGGATTATCTTGCAGATATTAAAGTGGAATCTGCCAAGGCTGTAGCATCTGCCAAAAGTGCAGGAACGTCCGAAACCAACGCGGCAAAATCTGCCACAGATGCTAATGACAGCGCGGACAGGGTGCAGGGAATCGAAAACGAAATTAACAAGAAACTCACGATGGCAGAGTTTAGCTTAAATGATGATGGAGAACTGATTTACACAGACAATTCTGCTTATAACTTTGCTGTTGACAATGACGGAAATTTGAATTGGGAGGTGGCTTAAATGGCTATAGCAGGAAGAGTGGCAATTGTGCCAAAAGGAGATTGGAGCGCAGAGACGGAGTATAAGAGACTTGATGAGGTAACATATAATAACACAATGTTCATAGCAAAAAAAGCTGTGCCGAAGGGGACGTTACCCACAAATGCAGAATATTGGTCGAAGTCGATTGTGGGTGGTGCCGGTGCAATCGCAACGAAAGAGGATGCCGGGAATGTGAAACCGGCAGACGGACTTTCGATTGCGGAAGATGGAACCCTTAAGGTCAGCATTGATGGAACAACACTCACAATGGATCAGGTCAACAATGTGATCAAGTTGGCTGACACTTTAAAAGAGAAGATCAATGGGGCGTTCCCTGCAGCGAATGTAGTAAACAACCAGATAACAACGGAGACGGGATATGCCCTGGATGCAAGGCAGGCGAACCCGAATATAGACGGCACGTTGGCCAAGCAGGTAGCTGATTTAAACGGCAGTTTAAATACTGTATTTTATGCGATTAAAGAAACAAAAGATGCGAACAACGCTGACCTTGGAATTGCACGTATGCCACCGAACAGCAATTATGATACTTCTACCAATAATCCGTTTCCAAATTTCCACACGATACTTTTAACAATTCCATTTGTTGAGCTAGGTGGTGGCTATGCGGTTCAAATAGGTGTATCTATTGCTAAGCAATACAATGGCAAATTAGCTGTTCGTACTAAAGATACAGGAACTTGGGGGAATTGGAATATTATTTCATGATATTTAGTGCAACTTTATTAGCCTTATCAGATACACATATAACAAAAGATATGGTCTATTCTCGAAATACTGTTACCGCCATCTTGGTAATATATTGAAAGTTCTCCATTAGCATTTATAACACATGGTATGTTGTTACCGTTAATTGCTGGTAGCGTCATATATATAAAGTTTTGTGGTCTTGGCAATCCTTTCAAAAGGATTGCACCATTTTCTAGTTTGGTTGGTGTTATTTCCATTATCACCTGTGCCATGAACCCATTACGGATATATGATGCACTACCAGTTGCATTCACCAGTGTACAACCCTTTTCTCCTTGCATCTCTAAACTGCCGTTTAAGAAAAAATATCGAACAAATATTCGAACGTAACCTATAAACCATTTTTTATCATAGAAAGGAATAAAAAATTATGGACAAAATTATCCTTAAAAACAAAACAGAGTTCGAGATTGCCGATGGAGCAAGTCTCGGCAATATTCAGATCAAGTCAGAGAATTTCGATGCCATCAAAACAATCACAGATGCTTTCACAGAGGACAACCTGCAGGAAGTTACATTTACACACAACGATGCAGTGTCGGGGGAATACACCGATCTGAAATCCGATGGGTTTACATACGCACCGAATACGGACGAGGCAGGTAAGGAAGATGGAACTTACACGGTTACTATCAGGCTGCGAACCAAAACTGAAATCGAAAAACGTCTGGATGCACTAGAAGCAGGACAGGTAACATTGCAGCAGGGGCATGAGTCTAACGCCGGAGCAATCGAGGACCTGGCAGGAATGATCGGAGGTGAAGAATAATGGCATGTGTAAACCTTATTAAATTCTATGTCCGCCGGATTACGGTTGATAAAAAAATGACCATTGATGATGTACCGGAACGCTGGCGCGAACAGGTGCGGGAAAAAATCGAAAAAGCAGAGCAGACAGCGTAAGGGCATCTTTGGATGCCCTTTTTAAATTGGTACAAAATCAATCTTGGCATCCATTACAATATAGTTAGGAAACTTCGGAAGGAGTGAAAATCATGTGGTCTAAAACTTATAACGAGCGTCGGCTTACCAGAGTTGAGGCACGCGCTAAATCGAATACACACAGAATCGATAAACTGGAACCAATTGTTGAGGAGATACATACAATGAGTGAAACGATGGTGCAGTTGGTCGAGGAAGTAAAGCATACTAACGAGAATGTGTGCGCCTTGGATGAGAAGATTGATAGCATGGATGCTCGCGTCGATGTTATGGAACGCGCACCGGCAGAAGATGTTAAAAAATATAAGTCAGTCGCTATAACTGCAATCATCAGCACAATTTCCACGGCTCTTGCTATTGGTTTGGTTTCGATGATTGCTCAATATATCAAATAAGAAAGAAGAGGTATTTAATATGAAGAATTGTGTATTTAAAGCAAACGTAGACACTGTTAAATGGTTCAAAGCCGCTGGAATCCGTGCTGTGAAAACAATGGCACAGACCGCCGTTGCAGTGATCGGCACCGCCGCCGTGGTATCGTCCGTGGACTGGAAACTGGTTGTATCGTCTGCAGTTGTAGCCGGTGTTGTATCTTTGCTCACCAGTGTAGCCGGCATCCCGGAAGTGAAGGAGGAGTAATTACATATGAAAATCAATGTACATGCCGGGCATAACCCGGATGGAAAGATCGCCTGCGGTGCTGTTGGACTCATCAAGGAGTCCACAGAGGCACGCAAGGTCAAGAAAGAAGTGATCCGACTCTTTAGAAAGAAAGGACACAAGGTGTATGATTGCACCTGCACCAATGGGACAAGCCAGACGGATGTCCTGAAGCGGATCGTAACAAAGTGCAACAAGCACAAGGTGGATCTGGATATTTCGATTCATTTTAATTGTGGAGTCGGGGATAAGAAAGGCAATGGCAAGACGACCGGAACGGAAGTGTATGTGTACAGTGAGAAAAGCGCAGCGAAGCCAGCAGCAGAACGTGTTGTTGAAGAGATTGCGGCTCTTGGCTTTAAAAACCGTGGAGTAAAGATCCGGACTGATCTGTATGTGCTGCACAGAACAAATTCGCCGGCAATGCTGATTGAGTGCTGCTTCGTGGATGATAAAGACGATGTGAAACTGTATGATGCCAAGACGATGGCAGCGGCCATCGTTTCCGGAATTTTGGAAAAGAATTAGGAGTACAATTCGTGTGAACTTTCGTGTGAACTTTTTCCGAAATTTGCGAGTCTATGTGAAAGAAGAAACGATATGTGAAATGTGAAAGCCTTGATTTTGCTGGATAAAATGCAAAGTGCAGTAATATCAACGATTACGGAATTTTATACATGAGGGGTTCGACTCCCGTCTAGTCCACTAAAAAGGTGCTTAAAATGTGATGTTTTCGGCATTCTTTTTTTATATTAAACTGAAAAAATACCATTTTAAACCGTTTCAAACCATATAAAATCAATAAAAATGTGGTCAAAAATGTGGTCAAAATTTTAGTAGAAAAATGCATTTACAATGGCTATTTGGACATGTGAATAAGTCCATTATCAGTTATAGAAATATGATTGATAGTGGGCTTATTTTAGTGTCTTAAAATCGAAAGACACACAAATACCCACTAATGGTTATAAAGTGCTTATATGAGCCACAGAGAGTGTCAGAAAGCCTTTATATGACCGAAATAAGAAATACGCATTTCATTAGAAGAATTACAAGGAGGAGCAGACAGCATGGCAAAAGCAATAAATAATATGGACGATTTAGCTATTGCATTGCAGCCAGTAATGAAGAAAATGGTTGACAATATGGCGAATAGAGTATATGAGACATTGAATTTCTTTCTACAGAGATATTACGATTCATATGATCCGATTTTCTATCGTAGACAATCCGATTTTCTAAGGTCAGGTTTTAAGGTTAATGCAAGAATTGTCAGAGGTAAGGCTGTAGCATCTGTTTATATTGATGTGGACTATATGAGTAATTACTATGGTGTAACTGGTGAACAGGTCGCAACATGGGCGAATGAAGGTCTGCATGGTGGAAAGAATTTAGCAACTAATACACCTCATGTATGGGATGAAACAATGGCAAATACTGTAGACAATGGAGCATTGTTAAGAGATGCAGTTGCCTATTTGAGAAGTCAAGGATTCACAGTCAGAGTATAAGGAAGGAGGGGTGACACAATGATTCTATACAAGAAAGATGTAATAGACAAGCTATCTGAAAAGACAGGCTTGTATAAAAAGGATATTAAAGCAATGCTTGTTGCTTTAAATGAATTGGTATATGAGGAAATGGACAATGATAATGCCATTCTTTTGAATAATCTTTTGAAGATTGAGCCAGTAACAATACCACCTAGAAATAGATATGATATTGTGCGTGATAAAGTGTATCAGCATGAGGCATATCAAGTTGTGAAGATTACACCGAGTAACAATCTTAGGGATAGATACAGAGAACAGAATATAGGAAATGAGGATAAATAATGGCACAAATATTACATATCAAGAATGCATATTTTGAGTTGCCAGAGAAATGCAAGGATGATATAGGCTGTATGGTAACTCTATTAGGGTTGCATTTACAACAGAATAAAGATGTATCAGAAGATGATATGTGTAGAATTGAGTATGAGATTATTGAGAAGGAGAACTAAAACGATGACAATGACAAACACACAAAGAATTTTAAAGGCACTTACTGAAAATGAAGATATTATGAAAGCACTTGCAAATGGCAATGGGTTCAGACCAGGCGAGTACATCAATCGGAATATCTTTAATAATGTAAATTTGAATAATACTTTACCACATACAGATTCGTATATCTATTTTGATGAATGTGGTTTTGAGGACAAAACTTTATTCACTTTTATTGTCAGATCACCAAAAGATAAAGAATTAAATCATACAACTGTATTATGCAATTCTATTTTAGAAATTGTAGATTATATCTTCCCGGATAATAAAAATCTTAAGGTAGAGTCGGAGAAAAATAAATACTTTGATGAAACGTGGATAGATTTTGAATTAAATAAAACAACAAATACAATTACCCTCAATTTTGATGGGGATGTTATATTGTCTGGAAACAATATCAAATTACAAGGTATAGATAAGTAAAGGAGAATTAAGATTATGAGCAAAAAATTAAGTATTGGAACTATCAAAAAGGAACTTATGGATGTAATGGTAAACAATGTAAACATCATTAATTCATTTGGAAAGCATGAGGATATTAAGAAAACAAGCGATTATATTAATCGAAATATTTTCAGTAACCTTAATATTGATGAGTCATTCACATCTGAGGCTTCATACATCAGTTTTGATGTGTCTTATGAGCGCAAAAGTTATGGAATTACCATTATTGTTAGAGTGTATAGGGGACTCAGAGACAATAATCGTGTGGATGTTATTTGTGATGCAATTACCGATATTGTAAATGAGTTATATCCTTATCATACTTCTTTTATCAATATGCCAATAAGAAATGATAGAAATTATATTGAAAGACAGATTCATTTCTTGGTAGCACAGGATGATGCAGATAAATATGCAGAGGCATTAAAAGCAGAAGAAGATCCTATTGAAGCTATGGGAGAATGGATTGATAGAGTAAGTAATTGTATTGAAAAATTCGAGAAGTTCTATAATAGCAAAAATACGATTATTGTAAATTGTGATGGCACAATTACTATTTCAGGCGATAATATCAAGATTTTAAGTTCGAATAATAGGGGAGAAAATGATGAGTAATTTTATAGGTAAATTAGTTAAGGAAAGCAATACAGATGGTATGTTGATGGATATAATTGAAAGTATCTTAACGGAAGAAGATTATAGACGTTTAAGACTTTTAATGAATAAAGAAAATGTAACTGTTGGTAATTTTGATGAATCAGTTGCATCATCTGGGAATAATATCGAATAAAGTATACATAAATAAAGGAGATTAAATATTATGACAAAAGAATTAAGCATAAGTAACATAAAAGAAGAATTATTATCAAGAATCAAGCATGATGCAGATATACGTTGCTATATTGGGATAGAAGAAATAAAAAAAGATCTTCTTGCAGAATTAAATAATATTTCAGATATTGATGAAAATATTTTATTCTTTCACGATAATGATTACAAAGGAGATATGATGAATTATGTTACCATCGAGGCAGAAGAACAAGAATATAAAGATGAAACAGGATATAGGGTTGTATATCCTGTTAAAATTACTGTAGGATTTGAAAATCCTATTACAAATGTAAATGAAAATTTAGACAAGTGTTCGGAAAGAATAACAAATATAGTGAGAGAATTATTTCCTAAAAGATATAATTTGACAAATAAAGCAAAAATTATTAATGATAAAAGCACATGTTCACATTACCCATATTTTTCAAGAGTAATTCAATTTGTAGCCGAATAATCGGCAGACATATACCGATTCTAAAATATGATGGATATTTCCCAACAGATAGGAAGTAAAAGAAAGTCTGTATCAGAGTTCAAGAATATCTAACGTGCAATTCTGCACATTTTCCAATATAAGAAATTGAATAATACGACTGCTGCATATAGCAGTTTATTAAGGTGCGTCATTTATGTTGCACCCATTCTTGACCTTCTGATTTACCAAAAAGGAGGAAAAAGGAAATATGGCTTATGTAAAGGTCAAAGATAGAAGAAGATTTGAACGAAAAGAGTTCAGAGATTACATAAAATTATCAGATGATAAAGTGCTTGACACAAAGAAAAATAATATAGATTTGCTTGGTGAGGATGAAATATTTGTACAGTTGGACGAGACACAACACTACTGGATTTCAAGCCATGGTAGACTTACAAACAATATGAGGAAAGATAAGACATTTTTCTTTCATAAGATGGATAGTGGTGATCCTAAAAGAAGTGTACATTGGACGATTGTAACATATGATATTGATGGAACTGCTTTACATGAAGAAACAAAACCGGAGATACTTGTAGCAAAATATTTCTTAATCAAGTCGGCAGGATGTAGTAAAATATGGCACATAGACGAGAATATGAATAACAACTACTATAAGAATCTGATCTATGTATCTGCGGAAGAGTATGAGTTATTACGAAAGCACGTTAAAACAGTTGCAGAGCTTGGAAGAGAGCAGGAATATTATGATTACAATACTGTAAAGGGCAATCCGGCTTATAAAATTTATGAGGGTATTTATGCAAGGTGTTATGGTGGTAGTTCGTTATTTGTGAATCAATGCTACGAGGACGCATATATGTGTGATGAGTGGAAGAATAGCAGAGATTCTTTTGCTGAATGGTATTCTGCTAATTACTATGAGTGTGGCGGTG